TTACCAAATCCTACCGCTTGATAGTTGAAATTTCTATCTATACTAGCATTTGATGAATTTTTAAAGTGTACTGTAAACCCTGTTGAGGAAATATTTGACAAAACGAAATAATCCCCAGAGGCCATATTGCTTGCCGTAATCCCTACGCTTGGCAAACTACTATTGTTGCCACCAATATCTGAAGTTCCTGTAAAAAATGGAGAACCAAAGGTAACATTTTTTGCCCCGGCTCCTGATGCTATCTCTGTGTTGCTCTGTTCTGTTCTCCTTTGGAAAGATGCGGTATAACCTAGCTGAGTTACTTTTATATCCTGTGCGGGGTCATTTGAGTTCAAAACAGCACGAAACTGAAAGCCTCTACCCTTAAATGTACCGTTGGCAAACTTTCTGAAATCTGTATAAGTTGGAGAACCAGAACCGGGATTATCGGAAGTGGTTCGTACAAATAGTTCTGCGTTAACGTCTACTGCCTCTGTGCCATCGAAGTTAGTCCATGTATCAAGATTTGCTGTTCTGGAATCAAAAAGGTCAGAGGGGTAAAAACCTTCAGTTAAAAAATGTCGTTTGAGATCAAGGCTAAATACAGCGCCAAGGTCAAGCGTATCTTTAAAATCATAAGTTCCTGTTGGTACAATCCCACCGAAATCATCCAAAGAACCTACAAGGTCAAAGTTGGTAATCTGGTCAAAATTACCGCCCCCAACTAGATTAAGGCTATTTGTTATTGCGTCAAAAGCTACGTTAGTCAAAGTACCTTGATATTTTGGATTATCTAAATCTTCTCTGCGAGTCTGGCTTACCAAAACACCTTGAGTATCAGGTAAATCAACAATTACTGAAGTCTCGCCAGCGCTGAAACGGCCTCCATCATCTTGGAATTTTAATATATATTCTCCTTCAATTAATGGTACAACCGCAGAGGTAGTATTTCCAGCAAGCCCCGGTATGAGATCAACTGCATTGGTAAAAGTTCCGCTACCATTGGTCAGCGTACTGTGTCGTACATATACGCGCCCGCCATGAATTACGTCAACGTCTGTTGATAAATCCCAGTTAAGTCGAATATTTTTTGAATCTACTGGCTCGAAAGTAAGATTTTGGACGTTCCCCGGTACAGCAGTTTTGCCAACAGCGTTAAAAGTTGTGTCTGTTGAAGTAGGGCTGATTTCTAGCGCAGCGTTGTAACTGAATACTTGTATTTCGTATGTACCAGCTTCAGTATTGAATATTTCGTAGTCAGGTCTTGAAACTGTCTGGCTTGTATAGTTGCCATTATTAAAACGATAATTAACTTGATATTGGGTAACGCCGAGTATCGGTTGCCAACTTATGATTAGTTTTGCTACCGCCTGATTATTTATTTCTACAATTTTTTCAGAAACAGTTAATGCATTGGGTGGGTCTGCGGGTTGATTTAGAACAGAAACTGTTCGATCAGGCAATGATATATTTTCTTCAATAAAGGCATATTTTTCATTAACGTACGAAAGCGCTGTAATGGTGTAATTTATTCCGTCATTTTCTTGAACGTCTATAACTCTAAATTTTTGTGCCAATACCGCAGTATTTTGAATTAGCCAAACTGTGTTTACGTTTGGGGTAGTTGATAATGCACTTTCTAAAGTGACGACAGCACCAGAAACGCCTGTTACGTTCTTGGTTTCAACTGTCCCATCAGGCATAATTATGCTAATTGTGGGACTATTTGTTGTAGGTAAGTCTGTAGCTGAAGTATCGTCAACTGTTATTTGAGTTGTTGTTGCAGCGTTTACCCTGCCTGATCTTCTAACCCCTGCCCTAACTGGGTCATTTATTTCAATTACGCTACCGGGTCTAACGATAATACCAGAATCTATAGAGGTATTAAAGTTCACGACCTCACTTTCATTATTTTCGCTGAAAAGTATTGCCCGCCCGAATCTATTCGCCTGACCACGAGAAGTACACGCAAATGCTCTAACTTGTTTTACAACAGTACCTATCTTGTTAATCAACGCGCTATCTTCTACCACTTCATAATCAATGTCCTGTGAATCCATGTTGTAATACGCCACAGAAACAACACTATGTCTTGTTTTTAAACTACTACCAGAATATTTAAAACCCTCTTCGTCTACATTTGCCAAACTGAAAAGGTAACTTGCATCAGTTGGTTTATCTTGAGTTATGGTAATCGTACCAGCCGACCAGATCGGCATACAGCGCATAACCCCTGCAAGTTCATTAATGAGATCGAAAGCCTCGTTAGAGTTTTGAATATTTACGTTGCATGAAAACCTTGCTTCTTGTCCTCCCCTGCCATCATTAACCAAAGTATTTGCAAACTTGGAAGCCTCTACGAAAGAAAATAAATCTAAATTACCGTCAACAATATGATCGCCAAAACCATAACGTGTATTTGTGATAAGGTCGAGCAATATTAAAGCCGGGCAACTTGTCCATTGGGCTGCGCCCATAGTGCCATTAAAAACGTAGTTGGCGGGATAAACGACCCTTCCAGTAGCAAGGTCGATTGTTGGCGTTCCAGAGCCACCAGCACCAGCACCCGGAATCCTTACCTTGATTCCTCTTAGTCTAAATTTTCGTCTTGGTATTGAACTAAACTGCTGTGAATCTAATCTTAATGAAAGATATGCAGAGTTAGCGTAAACCTGTTTGTCGTCTATGATTTCAGCAAAGCTAGTCCATTGGAAAGCATTAATTAAACTTGAACTTGTTGAGTCTGCTGTAACTCGAACAACCCTAATATCAACAGGAAAAGAACCAGTTAGATTAATTCTGTATTCTTTTTGGTATGCGTCTGCGGTTCGTCCTGTAATGGTATCTGAAATAATATCTGAAAATCCACCGCTGTTATATTGAACTTGGATTTTTAAATCTACGCTAGAACCGAGCAAATCGCCTTTGTCTGTTGCTTCTTGTATCTGGGGAAAAGTTATAACAATTTTTGCTGCGTCAACGTCACTATTTGTTAATGTTCTGGTAACAGGACTTGCAGCAGTAACAGTTACACCAACAGCAGTTAGCGATTCGCTAGACTCAATCCCACTCATTGCAGTTTGATTGGAAGTCCCGAAACGTGCGTCAAAACCTACGTCTTGAAAATTAAAATCTGTTGTAGCTGGACTAGCTGAATTTGCTGTTGATTTCAGTATTGGGGTATCGTTCAAAAATATATCTTTTTTGAAAGCATTGTTATAAGCGGCGGTTCCCTTTGTAAGACCCTCTTTAGAAGCACTAGCCGAACCCTCTATTTCTCCCTCAGAAACAAGGTCAAGTAGAGTAGCAAACTGCTTGCTGTGCAGTGTATCTGGTGTTCTTGTTGGCTGTGGTGGTGGTGGTGGAGAGCCTCCCCCTCCAGAACCTCTAATAATTTTTTTTGTCATGCCGAAACTTGGTGCGTATCAACACCAGCTGAAATTACAACAGACCCGGTAAAAATTTCTCCGTATACCAAAGGTACAGGAGTACCAGCCCTGCTAGTATTTTGCGTTCCACTAAAACCGAATGAAATCCTTGGGTCGTTCGGCGATGAAAATTCTGGCATTTTCGGCTTTGGAAAAAGCATATCTGAAACACCGCCAAGAACCATAGAAGCACCTATAGCACTTGTCAAAGTACCAATACCAGTTAATATTCCACCTTTAACAGCGGCAGCACCACCAAGACCGTAAGTACCAAACATACCAGCACCGGGGAAAAGAAAAGAAGCACCAATTAATGCAGCACCAGTTAAAATTCTTCCAAAATTACCACCCGCACCAGTTACAACAGGGACAATATGTACTGTTGATTGGCCTATTGGGTCGTTTATTTGTGTTTCGTCTATTTGATCTTGGTTAATTAAAACCTTATATGTATTGTCGGCCATGTGTTTTTCTAGCTGTGGAAAGTTTGTTATTAAAAATCTCATAGTTTGGCCTACGCTGTTAACGTGTGCTTCTAACTCTTCGTAGCCTAGAAAATCTTTTAAAGGCCCATAAAATTTAATTTTCTTTAACATAACGTAGCCTTTTACCTGTACATTTTAGCAGCCATTCAGAATATGGCTCTCTTGAACTCAGCCTATCGGCCAAATGGTGTAAAACTTCTCCACCTAAAAAGATTGCAACATGATTTAATCCGGGGTGCAAGATCGACATAAACAACAAATCTCCTTTCTCTAAATTTTCATCGCGCCTAAGTTCTCTAAAACCTGTACGCCAAGCGCAACTTTCAAACATTGGATTTTGTAAAAACTCTTCTGGGGTAACAGGTCTTTCCCAATCTCTAAGCTCAATATTTTTTTCTTCTTTATACCAATCTCTCACAAGGCTCCAACAATCTGTAACGCCCCAACACCAAGGACGGCCAATCAAAGGCGGTTTGTAACCTGTAGGCTCACAATATCCCCATTTTTCTGTTTTTGGATTAACAATATGCCAAGGAATACCACTATCTTCACAACTGATCTTATCGGCCTCGCTGGGGGCTGGGGGTGTACTTGGGTGTGAATGTACTATCGCAACGATTTCTCCCGCATTATCGGCCTTTACATAGTCAACCGGGTCTAAAATAAAACATTGTTGTTGCGTCATTGATAAATTTCCGCATGGAAAATACGTTTTTTTCCCTTTTTTTATAATCAACAGACCTACACTTTCTTTTGGGTCTTGCTCCTTTGCGTGTTCTAATGCCGCAATTTTCCAATCCATTATCCAGTTACCAAACCGATTGAGGGAAACTCAGCACGAGTGCATTGTCTTTTTGGCGCTCTAACGCCAGCCATATCACTTGGCGCAGCTAATTCAAAGCTAACAACTTCTCTGTTTTCTGATGCTTTTCTATCAATCTGAAATATTTCTCTTGGATATTCTGCCGTTGGGTCTGGTGTACCTAGTGGATTAACTTGAGTAGTTGTAGAGGTAGTTGTTGTTGAAGTTGTAGTATTAGGATTATTCATTGTGATCGTATTACCCATACCGTTGCCGTGAACGGTACAATAGTATCTTAAATCACTTGGGGCAGAGGGATATGCGGGCTGATATGTAACGGTAGCACCTGAGTTACCAGCGGTTCCAGAAACTGTTGTTGTTTGCGCTCCGCCAGCATCAGATTTTATTGCTAGAGGGTGTCCGCTGTTAGAACTATCTGATTGATCGAAAATATAAGTAGAACCTCTTTTCATCGTAATAACTGGATTATTAGCACCATTTATCCTAAAAATATTACCGCTTCCGGGGTTATGAACCGTTACCGTATAGGTTACTGTTTCTGCGTCTGCGGGGTCAGCAATCGTAGTTGTGGTTGTGGTTGTGGTTGTTGTCGGTTCAAAGTTAACAGCGTCTAAAAATTTTGCCTGTGTTCTGATTCTGGTAAAAGTTGCCCCGGTCAAATCATTACCAACAGTTGTACCATTTACGTTTAAAAGTATTGCTGTAATAGTTCCCAAAGCATTACTGATTGTGACGGTAGGGCGTGGAATCTGGCCACGCTTATATGCAAAGCCCTCCGCTTCAACTGGAAACCTTAAATACTCATTGCCAGCCCAGACAATTTTTCCATTTGCATTAAGGTTAGAACCAGCGTGAAATCTATAGGTTGTTGCGGAACCATGTAGCGTTGCATCGGTTGTGATTGTGAAAAGCTCAATTACAGCACTAGGATTGACGTTCTGTAAATCGCTAATAATACCCGCTGTACTCAAGGCTCAAACACCTCCCGAAATGTAGTATTAATCCTTGCCCTGTTTAAGTAAGTGATAGTTTTTGACCAACTATCACAAACAAATTTCTGGCTTGATGATTCTCCCGGTGCTGTGAAATCAAAACTAGCGTTATCATCTGCCCTAGCGTCCAAAAAAGTTTCTATTGTATCTGCGTCCGTTTCGCTGACTTCAAATGTAAGTGTATAAATTTTGGGGTTTTTATGGGCTGCAAGGCCAAATGTAATTCTATGCTCGTAACCGTCAGCAAACTCTATAACTTTTTTTACTGGGGAACTACGTTTGACAACCCCATATTGAGGATTGATCGAGGGGAAAGTAGCCATTATGCTAATAAACCTCCGGGCCTTTGTTGTCTAATTAGTTCTGATTGTATAGCAGATGCTAGAACCCTGCCAAAGTCACCCGCCCTTTGGTCGTCTCCTTGGACGTTTGACCCGCTTGCATCTACGTTAACAACGATATTTGTACCACCTCCGATATTCGGGCTAATCATACCGCTAGAACTTGGTGTAAAAATCTCGGGGCCTCTTTCTCCTACCAAATAACTAGAACCTTTTAAAGCTGCACCACCGATAGAGTTACGACCGCTTAAACTAAAGAACTCCCCAATACCACCGCCTAAGCTCCCGAGGAAAGCATTAACGCCATATTGAATCAAAGACCTCTGTATTTGTCCAAAGACCGCTGAAGCGACTTCTCCAAGCGTTCTAGTGCCATTTATTGCACCTTCGATTGCATTAACCAATCCATTTCTTATTGCCATTGACATATCTGTATAAAGCTGTGTTAACTCTGCGACCTGATCGTATTCCTTACCGCTTTCGCTTAATATTTGTTCAATTAATGAAAGTCTTTCTTTTGTTGGGTCTACTTGTTTTGTAACTTCTGCTGTTATACCTTCCTCTGCCTTAAGTTCTTCCATTTTTAGTTGGATTCTTGTAATCAAATCCATTGCAAGCCCTTGTATGTTTTCTGCCTGTTCTGTATTTGGCCCGCCGGGTCTGGCTCGTGTTGTTTGATTTTGTATTCTTTGTACCAACTTGTTCATTCTTTCAAGTTGACTTATATCGTTAACTCCTTCTGGGCTAAATGTTGTTAAAGCATTTTCAAATCTGTCTAAGGCTGCTGACTCCATACCGAAAGTCATTTGTGTACCACCCAAAGCTAGTTGCCTAGCTCCTTCCCCCATATTGAGGTCTTGCATAAGTGCAATGGCCTCTGAAAATTTCGTAACTATGTCTGAAACCGTCCCTAAAATGTCTTTTAACGCCGGGCCAAGTGCTTTGTCCAAAATCCTGACCAAATTACCGATTTGGTTTACGAGATTGCTGAACTGTTGTGATAACGTGCTTTGAAATTCATTTGTCGCGTCCAAAGCAACACCAGAGGCGTTAGTTTGATTTAATAGATTTTCGTTAAATTTTACAAGATCATCATTTATCAAAGGAAATACAGCTTTCATAGCTTCTACACTTCCAAAGAGTTTTGCTAATTGGTCAGTAGTTGCGTTTGATTTTGCAATATCTTCTAAAACTCCTGCAAAACCTTTCGACTCAAGTGCTGCCGCGTTAAATTCAATACCTAATTTTTTGGCTATTTTCTCAGCTTCCCCAGTAGGTTTTAATATTGATACGATTGCTTGGTTTAATCCTGTGAAAGTTTGTTCTACCGGGACACCTTGCGCGGTTATTGTTGCTATCGCTGCGTTTAATTCATCTATTTCTATACCAGCAGATTT